TTCGGCGACGTGTCGAGGTTTTTCTCGCAAAGATTCGGAAATCTCGAATTCCTCGATGCTTATTTTGAGAGTCAGTTCTATCCTTCGGCTGTGTCGTCGTCGAACAATACATATAACCGAGGAAATCTTTTTTCTCAGATATTGCTTTCAGACCTTGGCGCTACGATTACCGCATCTAAGGATGGCTACCCCGTCTCTACCATCTATCCCGGAAATACTACGCTGACTACCGCGGGTCCTGCAAGTCAATTCGCTACTGGCGCTGCCGCTACGACTCTTACTACGCTTGGATCGTTCCTTGTCGCCCATCCGATGGCCGTTATACCTTCGAATCCCGATCGTTATAGTCGATTGCTTCCTGTTGGTAGCTCCGAAGGCGTCTCCATGTCCGGCGTCTCAACCGTACCGCAGCTGGCTATTGCTTCGCGTCTTCAAGAATACAAGGATTTGCTTGGCGCTGGAGGTTCTCGTTACAGTGACTGGTTGGAAACCTTTTTTGCTTCGAAAATCGAACACGTCGATCGGCCCAAATTGTTGTTTAGCGCATCTCAGACTGTTAACGTTCAGGTTGTGATGAATCAGGCTGGAGGAAACAATTTTTCCGGTTCGAGCTTAAATGGTCCCTTGGGACAGCAAGGTGGTGCTATCGCCTTCAATGATCGTCTTGGTCGCCGACAGTCTTATTACTTCCGCGAGCCTGGCTATATGATTGATATGCTGAGCATTCGCCCCGTCTACTATTGGGCAGGTGTTTACCCTGACTATCTCCATTATACTGGTGCCGATTATTTTAATCCGATCTATAATGATATTGGGTACCAGGATGTTCCCGGATTCCAATTCGGATTCGGAACCACATCGGCCTCAGAAGCTGTGGCTTACGAACCGTGTTTCAATGAGTTTCGGTCCTCGTTTGACGAGGTTCTTGGCCAGCTGTCTCGATTCCAAAAAGCCTATAACAGTATCCCTCTTTATTCTTATTGGGTTCAACAGCGTGTTCTGTCGGCGAGCTATAATAAGTATTATTCCCTTTTGTTCGTGGATATTGATCAGGTAAACTCCCCGTTTTCCTCCAAGCTGGAAGATAACTTCTTTGTCAATCTTTCGTATTCTGTTCAGAAGAAGAACCTGGTTAATAAAACATTTGCAACCCGTTTGTCTAATCGTTAATACACTGGTTTTATGGCACTTAATTGGTTACTTGAGGACGCTCCTACCTATATTTCTCGTGGTCAGCGTATTCTTTCCGTTCTTAACGGTTCTGGTTCTGTTGATGTCCTTCCTGGTCGCCCAGATGTCGAGGCGTCCCCGTCTGATTTCGATAAGGGTGAAAGGTTCGACCCCGAGATTGATTTCGACCCTAACTCATTCTCTCGTATGGATAAGTTCGACGGTCTCGAGGTTGGCCAGGAACTCATTGATTCAGAGATAGATAGATCGAAGGCCGCTGCGAAACCCCCTAAACTTGAAGAAAAATAGTACCCTCTTTACTTGACGATATATGCTACGTGCGCGAACCCCTTCTGCAAGAGTTCGTGAATTGTTGAAGGTTATTGGTAGCGACTGCGGGAGAGGTCGCGCATTTTTCTATCGTTCTTTATTCAATTGTTTACACCGTTGTGGCGAGGTGACGCATTTCGCGGTTCGGAGAACCGCCCCGAACGAAGTGGGGGTGCGGCACCGTAGCTTCCCTTAAATTTTTAATATCATGTCAGACGTCAAACAACCGTTTTATAAATCAAAGGCTTTTTGGACGCTCGTTTCATCTATTATTGCTGCGTTGGCTGCTTTTTTCCTTTCGTCTTGTTCGGCTCAAGCAAGAGTGCAGCGTAGCGGCGTTCATATTGATACTGTCCGCGTTGATTACATTATTCGTTCTAACAATTTAACTCGTATTTAGTATGGCTATTCCTGTTGCTGCCGCCGCCTCCTCATCTTTTGGACGGGCTCTTGGTCAGTCTGCTGCATCTACCGGTACTACCGGCCTTATTACTGGCGCTCTCGGCCAGCTTTTTGGCGGTATGAACGCCCGTCGCCAATGGCGTTATCAGCAAAAACAAATGAAGCTTCAACAGCAGTACGCCTTAGAGCAGATGCAAAAGCAGTCTGAACTTTCTTATGCTAATTGGCAGAAACAGTTTGATTACGAGAATGCATATAATGACCCTTCGAAGGTTTTCGACCGCTATTTGAAGGCTGGTGTAACGCCCGCGGCCGTTTTAGGCTCTTCGGGTGTCGGCGTCAATGCCACCATGTCGGGCGGCTCTGCCTCTATGTCTTCCGCCTCTGGCCCTTCCGGTGGTGCTCCCGTTGCCCCTGGTGGTTTTGCCGCTGCCGATCCTACTGCTATTGCACAGAATATGGTTGCAAAATCTACGGTTGATCGTAACGATGCTGCTTCTAATCGTGACAACGCCGAGGCTGATCTTCTTCGTGGAAATACACATACTGTTGAATGGCGTAAGGACATCGACGAGTTGGATAAGCAGATTCGTACGCACAACGTCAATAACGCTGCTGCTCTTGCTGATCTTAATCGCGCTCTTGCTAATATTCATATGGCCGACGCTGAATATGCAGATTTGATGGCTACTTATAAATTTCAAGATTTTGTTGCCCAATATAGTAAGCATGTCGAGGAAGCCGTTCAGATTAAGGAATTCAATTCGAAGTATTTTGATCAAATTTACGCCGCACAAATTGCTCGCGATTACGCTGCCGCCTACAGTTCTGCCGCTACAGGCGACCTCGCGAAAGCTGAGTTCAATATAGCCAAAGTTCGTTTGTCCGATCTTCGTGAGTGGTTTCGCGTCAACTGGGAAGCCGAAATTGAAGTCCCCCAGGTCACCGAATCAGGCAAGCCTACTGGTAAAACTGTTAAATTAACCGGCCGTCAGATACACGAACATCTTTTGAGTATGGCCGCCGCCAATGCGTCGCAAGGCCTTTCCGCTCAATGGTTCTCTAATCGATCAGAGAAGAATGCTTTTGGTTATTCGATGGCCCGCACCGCTCTTGCCGGTGCTCTTGCTATTAGCGGCGTAGCGCTTACCAAAGGCGCTTCTGCTCCTGCTGGCTATGATGAGATGCGCGATGTTTACGGCCCTTCCGGAGATCAAATTGGTGCTACATACACTCGCCGCAGCTATTTTAGGAGGAATTGAACAAGTTCCCCGACTTTTTGAACTTTGCCGTTTATTCTTTTTGGTTGTATCTTTGTGCTGTAAACCAATAACCACAATACCATGAAAAAAGAAAGTAAAAATTTCAAGGCTGGCGATTTGATTGTCGACGTTATCGATTACGCTTTCACCGAGTGGCTCGTTCGTCAAGGAATATTCGTCGCTTTTAAGACGAACTACGATGTCGTCGTTTCGCCCTACGGGGGGTTTCGCGACCGTTTGCGTGCCCATATTCGGCGCTCTCTTTGCAACCCGAGTTTAGGTCCTACCTACCTCATTTCTACCGCTTTCTGGTTTGACACGACGCCCGAGGGCTATGATTTTTGGAGAAAGTATTCCGACGCTTGGAGGTGTTTTTACCTCAAATTTCAATCGAAACTTTAAATTACATTGTTATGAAACAGATTCACGTTGTTATTCGCCGCGTCAACCCGGCTCTCAAAATTGACCTCGCCCAGGTAGGTTATCTCAAGGATAATCAATTTGTATCCCTTCCGCTCAGTGCTCTTATGGATACTCCTATCGCGCGTTTTCTGAACAGTTCTTTCATTAGCGATTCGCTTTACGTCGATCATTCGGAAATTTTTGAACTTGTCACTACCTGCGGTAGCCTACCTCATTTCCGAGTTGATTTTTTTGACAATACACTTGTCCTTATGTTTGATTTTAATCTCGATTCCGATGAAAGCGCGCCGAAAGAAGAAAGGAAAAGGAACTAAAATTGTAACCCGCCCTCTTGGTGGAAGAGTTCTTTGACTGTGAAGCCCCGGGAGAGTTTTTTCTCTCCTGGGTGTTTTTGCCGTAGACTCACCGGATTTATCCGGTATATAGAATCACGAAGTGGAGCCATGGAGGCCGAAGACGCGTAGCGTCCCCGCCGTTAGGCGGTCGGCCGGCGTAACGAAGTAGTTCTCGCGCTCGAAAGTACCGCCTTTCGAAGCGCAAAGTATTATTTTACGATTATGGATATATTTGATTTTCGCCCCCGTTTTTCTCCTGTGATTGACAGTATTCCTTACCGTTTTTCTATTGGAGCATATCGAGGCAAGAAGCGAGTTGTTATCGCCTGGTTTTCCAACGAAGAGCCCGCTAATGATTACCTCATTCGCTGTCGTCTCGATTATCCTGCTATTAGATTTGATTGTCTTAGAAGTTTCTTGTAATGCCTTGTTCGTCTCCCATATGGATACGTAATCGTCGCTATTTCGACAAGAAGAATCCCTGTCGTGATGGCTCTGACGTTGCGAAGTCGGCTTTGGCGCTCCGCCCCTGGGATATTGCCCGCCAATGGCTCATGGTTCCTTGTGGAAGGTGCGAAGACTGTCTGCGTCGTCAGCGCAATGATTGGTTCGTGCGTTTAGAGCGCGAGCTTGCTCGCTGTAAGGCCGAGTCTCAGCAGGCTATTTTTATTACGATAACGATTGCTCCGAAGTATTATGACCAAGCTTTGATCGATCCGTCCTGTTTTATTCGGAGATTCAACGAACGCCTGCGTCACAAACTCGGTCATTCGTTCAAGCATGCCTTTTTTCAGGAGTTTGGCACGCACCCTGAGACGGGCAACGAACCCCGCTTGCATTTTCATGGCTTCTTGTTTGACACGAATGTTCTCTACAATACGATTCGCTCTGCTGTTCGAGACCTCGGTTTTGTGTGGCTGGCGAAAGCTACCCATAAGCGTGCTCGTTACTGCGTTAAGTATGTTACTAAACAAATTCAATTCAACCCCGAAGAAATTTCGGATAAATATGTTACTGTAGATGGAAACTCTGTCCCTTTATCTTGCCTCCTCCAACATCGCCGTTATACGCGAAAATTCGTATCTGCTGGCGTTGGTGATTTTCTCGGTTATATGCCTCGCCCTTCTGCTCGTACTTCGTCGTGGTCTTATTTTGATTTTGAGAAGCGTATCGATTACAATTACTCGATTCCTCGATACTATCTTAAGTATCTCAAACCTGAAGATGAAGTTTGTCGTTCGATTACCGCTGCTGATTCTTATGCACGTTTTAGCAAGTCTTCTCTGGTTAGGCGTGTTGTGTCTTTGTGTGTTAAGCGGTTCAATCTCAGTTCCGCCGTATCCCGTAGAGCGTCGTATACGTGGGAGCAGAAGCAAATGATGCGCTTCGCTGCTTCTTCTCGCAGGATGCCCGATTTTGACCCCCCTGTTTTTCTGGATATGAATATTCTTCAGTTTTGGAGAGATCACTATAAACTTCAACTAAACATTTAATTTATGGGAAAACAACCTTTTATCTCACATGCCGTTAATGGCTACTCTCGTTATGATGTCCCTGAGAGTAAGGCCTTTACGTGTACACCGGGTATTTTGTATCCGGTGCGGATCGATTTTATTAACGCCCGGGATCGTGTATCCATTGAACAAGGAGTTGATATTCGCAGTAACCCGCTTGCTGTTCCGACATTCAATCCCTATACTATTCGACTTCACCGTTTTTGGGTGCCTTTACAGCTGTACCATCCGGAGATGCGAACGAATAGTAGTAAGTTTGATATGAACGATTTGAGTTTGAATTTTATTGCCGCTTCTTCTACAGGTTCGTACGAATTTACGTCTGATAATTATCCGTATTCTAATTCGCTGCTTCGTTGGTTGCGTGTTATTCCCGGGTCTATACCGACTCCGACCTCGAGTAATGTTCCGGTGTCTGCTAATCTTACAACGGCCCAGTTGTCGTATCCTTTAGGCTGGTGTACTGCCGATTCTTATCTTGCTTATTGGGACATTGTCCGCAATTACTATAGTTATTCCCAGTGGGGACTCTATTCTTTCGCTTGGCCCAGTACTTGGTATCTGATTCCCAATAGCACCGGTACCGCGTATAATACTCTTCAGTTCGGCGACGTGTCGAGGTTTTTCTCGCAAAGATTCGGAAATCTCGAATTCCTCGATGCTTATTTTGAGAGTCAGTTCTATCCTTCGGCTGTGTCGTCGTCGAACAATACATATAACCGAG